TGCGCTTGAATGATGATTTCTCCAATCGCCGCGCCTGCCGCCGTGTCGTAATTCCAGCCCGGTCCCTTTTGATCGGTGACGGTATGTTTGAATCCTTGCAGTAGCCGGATGCTTTTTTCATCCCAAGCGTGCATCCCGAAAATGTAATCGACGTTCTCCGGGTGATTGGCGCGGGAAAGCCACATTTCACGGATGGCTAGCGCCTTTTCTGGACGGTCAAGCGTGGCGTGGATGATTGAGAAAATCGGGTAATCGAGATTTGTTTCAGCCTTGAAATCATTTCTCGCCTCAATCTCCCTGTCGTTTAATCGCAGGCATTGACGGTAAAGCTCTTTCGCTTTCCACCCATACCATTCGTTGTTTTGATTCCAGTAGGTCATCGAAGGCTCCGGCGTGTCGTTGATCCGTTCAGCCAGCATCAATGCCTTTTTGTTGTCGCCGTCGATCAGCGCGTAATTAACGAGCAATGCCAGTGCCTCGCGTCGATCCGGCATGAGCGCGAACGCTTCCGCCGCGTTACGCTTGGAATCCTCGCCAACCTGGGAGAGTTGCAATAGAAGTTCGTATTGCTCGATTCGGTCAAGGTTCCCACATGCGAGCGAGGCTTTTGCGGCCCGCTTGAATTTCCCGATTTGGTTTGTCTGAAAATACTCTTGCGCGAGGTAAAAGAAATTGCGGGCGGATTGCTCGATCTGAGTTTCGAGAATCGTTACGTTGCGCTCATGGCTTCCGGTCTTTGATTCCAGCGGGGAGTGAATGAACACAGCATCCGTCACGATACGATAGGACACGTCTTTCGGGAATGCGAGTTGTTCGTGGACGGGGTAACGCCATTTTGATCCGAGGTCAGCGCGGATCAATCTCTCGCGCATGACGACTTGCTTGTCCCCCCGAACGTTGTAGGGCATGATGTAAACTTCATGCTTACCGTCTTCCGCTGCTTGGCGGATTGCCTCCGCTGCGCCATCGGCAAGAACGTCGTCGGCGTCGGCCCAAAGCAGCCAATCAGAATCCGTGCGGCCCGCGATCTCCCATGCCATTTGCCTTGCCTTCCCAAAGTCGTCAACGTGAGGGAAATCGGTCGCGTTGAAATAGGCTTCGGTGTGGATTGGTTTTTCAAGTTCAAGGCAAAGATCTTGTGCTTTGCGAAGCGTCCAGTCTTGGAACTTGGTCCCAGTGGCTCGCACAAGAACAATGGAATCGACGGCGGGAGCAAAAGAACGGATAAACCGCTCGATCACGGCTTCCTCGTTTCCAACGATTGCGGCGAGTGTGATTTTCATGATAGGTTATAGGGAAAGGGTAGAATGCCGGGAGGTCAGTTGATTAACCTCCCGGCAGTCAAGTTAATTCAACTCTTAAGCGTAAGAGGTAGTTATGAGCTCGGCAGCGGTCTCGTCGATGATTTTCTCAGCGACATGCTGGCGAACGCGCATGATGTTGGAACGGCGCTCATCCGAACGGTAGGTTTCGGGAGTGAACAATCCGGTGGTGTCTTTCGACCACTGGATTGTGCGTCCGATTCCGCCCGCTTGGTATTCGCCGCCTTGGATCTGCGCCACGCTGATGTAAGCGTCGGACCAAATGAACGAACCCGAGTAGGTCTGTCCCTTTTGGTTGCCGTTGTATGCAGCCTTAGCAACAAACAACGTGTCAACGCCGAGGGCGCGGGCAACATCGTCTTCGCCTGGAAGCGTGAACTGACCGGCAGACTTTGGCACGACGCCGAAAATCTGGTTCTGCATGAGCGTGGAACGCTGAATGCGGTAGAACACGTTGGCCGACATGATCAGCGCATTCGGAACGATGCCTTTCTTGAGAAGGCGCAGCTTGGCAGCGGCAACGTCAGCAGGAAGGTTGATCGTGGCGAGGTTGGCTTCGGTGTAAGCAACGGCGGCACCGGTCGCGGTGAACGTGCTGGCGTTCATAACGGCGGCAGCGACACGAACCTCATAGCTGATCTGAAGCGAGCGCATGAGCAAACTCGCTTCGGTAGCTTCAAGGTTCATAAACCGCTCAACTTCCGCCTCGTAGGCGTCGTCAATCACGGATTCAAGTCCGTATTCGATGGCGTCAAACGTGTCAGTGTCGTATTTGCGGTTCACGCGCTGATAGGCGTCACCATTGGCACGCGGCACGGCATCCCCGTTGAGGAGTTCCGCGTTGGCGAGCTTGGCACGCATGTAGATACCGCGCTTCACGTCTTCGCTTTTGACAGGGAGAACCTTGTCAGCAATGAAGAGCTTGTTGAAGTCGGCGTTGGCCTGCATCGCAAGCGCGTAGATGTCGCTGCGAGGAGTGGCTTGTGAATTGGTGTATGGCATTGTCTTTGGTGGTTGGAATTACTTCCTTCTGGTAATTAGTTGTATTTCGAGAACTCCAGAACGATGCCGTTGGACGCAACCCCTGCTTTCAGTCCCTTCAAAAAGGCGCTGTTACCAGTGGTTACTGTTCCGGCAAATCCACCAGTGATAATGGAATAGCTTGTTGCTGGAGTGACTGCGGTTCCGCTAACGGCGACCATGTAGGTGCCGGGAGCAGACCAAAGTTTCACGCTGGCATAATTTGCATCTGCCGCGTCTTCCTGAAGCACGCCAACGCCGAAAATGCCGTTCGCGCATGCTTTGATTGTTCCGTCGGTTTGAACGTCAACTGCGACATAGGCGGAGATTGCGCCCGATGCCAAGAATGACTTAAACCCGTCGCTGTTTTGTGAGGACATGATTTCTGTTTTGTTTGGTGTTGAATTGGATCAGGCAGATTTGACAAGGCGGTGAGCGGCGTAAGCCTTCTTGATCGCTTCGTCCTTGCCGATTTTCGACAAGAGGAGCGATTCGGCTTTTACTCGGTCGCCGTCGAAGTTCTTGGCTTCGTCGTCGATCATCTCCGAATAGGTCTTCACCTTCGGAGGGTTGCCGCCGCCGTTGCCAGGCTTGCCGAGGGTCGAAACTCCAAGCTGCGCGGCGAACTTCTTGAAAGCACGTTCGGCGGCCATTTCAGCCTTCTTGGTGATTTCGTCGTCGATGTCGGCGTCTGGATTTTCGGCGGGCTCGTCTTTCTTGTCGGTGGCGACAGGTTCGGGCGTTTCTGGCGCGTCGGTGTCAGGATCAGGAGTGTCAAATCGCTTCGACATTTCCTCGAATTTTGAGGTAAGATCGTCGAACTTCTTCGACAATTCCTCATATTTGTCCGGTGTTTCGTCCGGTGTGGTTTCTGGTTCCATTGTTTTCTTGGTTTCAGGTTCTGGCGGAATTGCCGAGAATAGAGAAGAATTGGCGGCTGGGTCGTCCACAATGGCAGCGGCGACGACTTCATCGCAACGGGACAAGCAAACGGTTCCGCGTGCTTTGTCAGCGCCGGTGAACTCCATGCTGATTCCCATGTGGGTGGGGTTAGTCGCTGCGATTTCCAACAAGCGGGGGCGGCGTGGCTCCGACTCGTAAAGGTGGATGTCGGCAAGCACCTTTTCGGCGGTCATGCAAAAGTTGTCAGCCCATCCGACAATCTCGAAAACGCCGCTTCCGTGGTCGGCCTTGACTTTGATCGTGCCGAGCTTTTTGCACTGTTTGAAAATCTGCTCAAGCGTCACCTCGTCAACGATCACTTGTCGGCCCTTGTCGTCAAAGTGGCCCTTGGCGTCGCCCATCGAAATGAGCGACGCGGCACGGATGATGCCCTTGTCGGATTCAACTACCGGAGTGCTAAGTGCTGAAAAGTATTTCATGGTTCGTCAAAAAGTTCTCCCGGATCAAATCCTAGCGTTGATTTTACGGCGTCTTTATCGTCTTGGTCTGCATCCTCGCTGTCCGCATCTTCATCGTGCGCTGATGGGGTGGGGGATTGCTTTTTCCAATCCGGCCCGGCGCTGGTGCCAAATGATGCTTCGACTGGTAGATTTGCTAATTTCATGCGGATTGTTTCACTTTGATGGCATCAAATATCATCGGGTTAATATAGCTTTCGAGCGCTTGTTGAGGTCGGTTTCCAAGAACGCTTGAAACTTTCGTGGCAATGTCTTTAATCATCGCTTTGCGTTCGTTGTCGCTCGAAACGGATACGGGGGATGATCCGATGAGGCTTGAAGCAAGTTCATTAGCGCGAATGGTCCGCATGTCCTTTGGCGAGAATCCACCACCTCCAAGAGTTCCGACGTATTTGGAAACTTTGTTATAATCGGTATTGAATAGCTTGCCAGTATCTCCAGCGGCTTTTTTGCGGTCTAGCAACATTGCGGAAAGATTTGGGTCGGAAACCTTGTGATTATGCCAGACGCCTTCTTTTCCCATAAATTGAAGACTTGCGCTTCCGTCCGGGTTTTTGACGATGTGGCGACCCTCCAAGGTAGTTGCGCCGTGAGATTTCAGCCAATACCCTGCGTCTCCCATCGGTGATCCGTGTTTGATCCGGTTTTCAATCTCCGTCCTTGCTCCTTCGTCACGGATTGGAATGTTAGAATCCCCCACCTTGATCGTTACTTTCGGCGGGCCTTTGGCTTGCGGGGTCAGCGTGAAATCCTTGTTGGTCACAGGTTTTGACCAAAGGGCTTTTGTTCCCTTGGTGTCTTCCTCGCTACCGGGTCGGGTAGCCTGCTGCGACATGAGCCAAGTGGCATCGGCTTCTTCCTTATTTTTCCCTTGGTTGCGATCGTCGTGAATCTGGGACCGTATAGATCCAACTTTGGAAACGCCTTCATTTGTCCGCGCCCATTTAATGGCGGCATTTCGCTTTTCAAATTCAGGGCTATAAACGCGCTTGGTGTTGCCTTTTTCGTCTTCGCTGATTGCCCACACGTCGGAATTTTTGTCAGGAGAAATCCTGATATTATGAGAGTATGCGGGAGGGATCATTCCCAACTTAATGTGATCTGGCGTCGGCTTTCCGTTTACGGTAATCCGTGAATCTTTACCGGTTCCTTCGCGGGTCGCGGGTTGAAGATTACCGATTGTCGCCCTTTGGCTCCTACCGGGAGATGCACTAGCATGGCTTCCGCCTGGTCCGAATTTTCCATCTTTATCTCTTGGGTGCTCCGATTCATCAAACGGAACATTTGATCGAAAATTCTTTGCTGAATAATTGTATTTCTCCCGGATGGACTTTGGAAGCTTGCTCGCGTTAAAGCTGCCGTTCTCTACGATGTCGTAGCTGATTGCGTAGGCTTGGTTTTCGGGATAGCCTTCGTGGATCAATGCCATGACAAGCGAGTGACGGTCATCGCGTTTGATGGCCGTCTTGATCTTTTCGCGTTGTTCTTCTGGTGTGGGCGGCTTCTTTTCCGGCGCGTCATTCTGCCCGCGAAGCCGCGCCCGCTGGTTCTTGTCCCGCTGGATTTGCGCGTCGATCTGGTCGATTTCAACGCGAAGTCGTTGGACTAGGGAAGGAGAGAAGTCGTCACCCTTGGCTTGGACGTTGATCAGCTTTTGCTTGAGGTCGTCACGTTTAGCGCGGTTGGCTTGGATCGAATCCGTAAGCTGTCCGATTTGCGCGTCATGCTTGCCGAAATTCTTACGGGACATTTCCGAACTCGTCGCATCCGTAGTCGTCGATTCCGTTGCGCTTTCTGATACACTGAGAGGCTTCGCGGGACCGCTTCCAAAGATGTCCTCAATCGGCACTCCAACTTCTTCGGCAACCTTTGTTTTGATCTGGTGCCAACGGCCCATCGACCGCGCCACGTCTTCCGGGTCTTGTGCGTTGTCCACCCAGTATTTGAGCGGGTCAAGTAGTCCGGTCTGGTAAAGGTTCACCGCTGCGGTTGCTTCCTTGCCGATGTCCGGTTGCGGGTGCGATCGGTAGCCCCATCGCCCCTTCGTAATGCTTCGGAGAACACGCTGCGGGAAAATGCTTTTTGCTACTGCATCAAAAAGGAAAGCGTTTTTGATTCGATGAGCGAGAGGGGCAAGGACGCGCTGCCCGCGCTCAAACTCCGCTTTCGCCTGCTCGCTTTCGAGTCGGCTAGATACCCCCCCGAGGGCCGACGCGTCCAAGGCAAAGGAATATGGCAAGTCGTATGCCATTGCCGTGAGCTTCAAGAGCATGGTCATCAATGCTTGCTCTTCGCTTGACGGTGAATTACTCGATGGGAACTTGATATCAGTTCCGCCCGCTAGGTGATTGATCTGGCCGAATTGAATGTCCTGCTGCATTGCCATCGCCCCGCCTCCGGGGACATTGACGCCGTAAGGGTCCATCGCTCCGCTGCCGATTGTCGCGCCGTTGGAATTGGTGAAAACCGTCAACGCGCTAGCGAGCTTTGCCTTGCCCTTCACAAAGTCGATCATTTCATAAAGATCGCGCAAGCTGGTGTTTGCGGTCGCTAGACGGGATACGCCGCGATACTGGTCGATCCGTAACGGGTCGGTCAGATGGACAAATTGAAACGCCGGAATGTCAACCGGATTGTCATAGACGTTTGTCGTCATCGACCGATGGAAAACCCGGAAATGGGTGATCTGGCCGTATTCGCCAATGATGCAGCCAGAAACGTAATCGTTGGAAACGATGTTTTGGTAAACGCCGCCGATTCGATCCGGTTCGACGGCTTGGATTTTTAAGTCAAGTTCAAGCGCGGCTTGTTCCGACATTCCTTCTTCAAGTCCAGGTCGGACAAATGCCCAGCCGTAATCACCGCCGCGATTGCAGCCCATGATACCGAACTCCATCATTTTGAAAAAATCGTATCGGCCCGTAACGTCGCAGTTTGGAAAAACTTCGTCGTTAAGGTAGGACTCGACTTCCGCGTCAAGGATGCTGTCTCCCGTCTGCGCGTGGTAGGAAATTGGCGCGGTGTAGAGCGCGTATTTCCGGTTGAGCATTTTCGCCGGGGGGAAGTTCCGCTCAAGGTCTTCCGCCTCGCGCATGAGTTGCAGCCTGTCGCGCTGAACGTCATACGAGTTTGGCGACATGTTCTGCGGTGCGCTTTCCCGCTTGTAGGTCATCGCGGCTCCGTCGTAGCGGAACTCATGGAGGATTCGGCGGGCGGCGAGTCGCTTCATTCCAGCAATCGGGGCGACGGCGCAGACTGCCCGGTCGATGAATGATGGCTTGAAGTCGCTCATCCTTGGCGGTTCCTCCCAAGGCTAGGGTTGAAGCATCCCCGGACGTTTTCGGACCGGGTGCCTTGAAGTAGCCCGAGGGCGTAAGAGGCCTCTTGGAGCGTATTCTGCGCGGATTCCAGCGAAGGAAAGCTGAACGAGCGGCCTGCGATAGTGTAAGAGATACCCCGGACCGTTCCGGCGACAATAGCGCGCTTACAGGCATCACGGATGTCGATTAGATCCGATGCCTCCAGCCCGACGAGGGTTTGCTTGACCGCCATTGGCGCGAATCATTACTAAAATACTAAGGATTGCAAGAGAAAACTTTTTTGATATGGTTGCGGCATGTCAAACACTGCCTTTTCCACTATTGCCTCAAATCCGATCCTTGCTCAACCCGTCGTTGATGGTCCTATTTACATCCGCTCGGATAACGCTGCTGACTCGACAACGCTTGCGATCTACGGCACGATTTCCGCGGCACCTGGATCGCAGACGTTGACCCTTGCTGGCAAGGTTGAGGTCAACTCCACGTCCAGCTTTTCCGCTCTAACCCAAGCAATTCTAGGAGTTGGAGAGGCGGGAACGGTCAGCGGTTACGCGGCGGGAACGTCGGCAATGGGGGACATTACCGGCCTCACAAACCCATCTGACGGCGCGACACTGACAATCGGGTTAACCGGATTCACCCGCGCCTATCGCTTCAAAAACACGCTAGCGGCGGCGTATGACGTGAAGATCGGCGCGACGGTTCAGGATACAATGTCGAATTTCAGCAAAGCCATCAATGCCAGCGGGACGCCGGGAACCGAATATTACGCCGGAACTTTGGTGAATCCTTACTTGTCCGCTACGGTTTCGACTTCGGTCGTGACACTGACTGACAGAATCCCGTGCAACCGTCAGCTCGCGTGGACGTTTACCGAATCCGCTAGCAATTTTGCCAAGCGCGTCCCGCGTGACGGTGCAGACGGACTTCAGCTTTTCACGTTTTCTCCGTCCGTTTTGACCTCGGCCAACAAGTTGACATTTTCGACAGAAGATGCCAGTGCCACGACTTTGCCGGCCTTGATGAAGGGAACGTCGTCTGCCGTTTCGATCAACGGTGGAACGTCCATGTTCCGCTACTATACCGATCATGCAATCACGGTTCGTTTTGATTCATCCACCGACAATCAAAACTGGCACGCTACATCGGAGGGCAACATCACTCTTTCAACCTCCGCATGGACGACGGTTGTTTTTGCTCAGATCCACGACTTTCTTCGCATGGTGATCGTGACGAACGGAAATACGAC